TCATTCAACAAGTTTAATTGATATGCCTGGATTTAATGTGCTTCAAGACTGGGTTACGGCAACAACTTGGAATTTGCTAGATGAACAAGGATTTGATTTAAAGAACTATAAAATTTTTATGGAAGAATTTTGGGTTCAAGAATTTGCTAAAGCAGGCGGTGGTCATCATACTTTACATACTCATTATAATGGACACATATCTGGTTTTTATTTTTTAAAATGTAGCGATAAAACTTCATTACCTATTTTTGATGATCCAAGACCAGGAGCTTTAATGAATGGATTGCCTCAAAAAGATAAATCTAAAATAACTTTAGCTAGTAATCAAGTATTTTATACAGCAAGACCAGGAACTATAATATTATTTAATTCTTACTTGCCTCATCAATTTAGAGTAGATGATGGATATGAACCATTTAGATTCATTCATTTTAATTGTAGAGCAATTCCAATAAACGATGTTTTATCAAAGTATGGCGAAAAAAGAACAGACAATAAAGATAACAAATAATTTTTTACCATCACAATCTTTTTTACCATTAAAAGAATTGTTAACTTCTGGCTATTTTCCCTGGTATTTTAATGATGGTGTAGTTCACAGCAAAGAAGCTTTAAATCATTATCAATTTACACACAACTTTATTTTAAACGGTAAAATTCATTCTGATTTTTATAAAAATTTATTGCCGTTATTAGATATTATTAAACCAAGTATTATGATTAGAATTAAAGCTAATCTACAACCTGTAACATCAAGTATTATTAAACATACAATGCATATTGATGAAAATTTTAAAAACGCTAAAATAACAGCAGGAATTTTTTATGTAACCACTAACAATGGAAAAACAATTTTTAAAACAGGAGAAGAAATTAAAAGCGAAGAAAATAAATATATAGAATTTGATTCTAAAAAATTGCATACAGGCACAACTTGCACTGACCAACAACAAAGAATTGTTATAAATTTTAATTATATAAAAGAATGAGTATTGCAAATATTTTAAAAATAATATAATGTATTTACCATTATTGCAATTTACTAATGGAATAATAAAAAACATAAAGAAATTAATTATTACTAAAAATTTTAAATTAAGAAATGTCATTTAAACAAAATAAATTTAAAGTTATTGAAAAAGCTATATCACCTGATCTAGCTGATTTTTGTTACACTTACTTTTTAAATAAAAGGAGAGTTGCTCAATATTTATTTGACCATAAATTAATAAATCCTTATGAAACTATGTTTGGATTTTGGGGTGATGACCAAGTTCCCAACACATATTCTCATTATGCAGATATTGTTTTTGAAACCATATTAGAGGCTTTAGTTCCAAGAATGGAAAAAGAAACAAATTTAAAATTAGTTCCTACATATTCTTATGCAAGAATTTACAAAAATGGAGATATTTTAAAAAGACATATAGATAGATTTAGTTGTGAAATTTCTACGACTTTAAATTTAGGAGGAGATCCTTGGCCAATTTTTCTTGAACCTTCTGGTAAAAAAGATAGAGCAGGAATTAAAATTAATTTAAAACCTGGTGATATGTTAATTTATAGAGGTTGCGATTTAGAACATTGGAGAGAACCTTTTACTGGACAAAATTGTGGTCAAGTTTTTTTGCATTACAATAGAAAAACTAAAGAAAATGAATTAAATAAATATGATAGTAGACCTATGCTAGGTTTACCAGGTCTTTCTAAACTTAATGTTAAATAAAATTGACAATAATTTTTATTATAGAGAATATGATTTATGTTCAAAGTATCAAATTGAAAATATAAAACAAGACATTGATTTTGAAATAGCAAAAGGAAGAGTTGCAAAGGCTACCGAAGAACAAAAAAAATTAAATATTAGAATACCTAAATATCAAACTTATACAGACCTTTATTTACTAAACAAACATAAAAAACATTGGTCTTTTATTTATAATAAAATAAAAAAATCAGCAGAAAAATTTATCAAAGCTTCTTTAAATTTACGAAACTGTTGGGCAAATATATCCACTCCATTAAATGATTATGATAATCATACACATACTACATTTATTACTTGTGTCTATTATTTAAAAAGTACTTACCCTCATTATGGAACTTTTTTAACTAAGGAAAAAATAATATTTCCAGCTACAGAAAATTCTTTATTAATATTTAAAGGAAACATAGAGCATTCAGTAAGTAATGTGCCAAAACATTTATATAAAAACATAGATGATACTAGATATTCAGTGGTCTTTGATTTTGATAAAAAATAATGGAAAAATTTTTAATAACTGCTTTTAAAATTTTTATCTTTAACTCTACTTTAACATTAGATAATAAAAAACAATTTAATAATAAAATTAAAAAAATAAGAAAACAAAAAGGTAGAGCATATTCCAATGTTGGCGGTTATCAATCCAATGATTTAGATTGCAAAGATAAAGATTTTTCTTATCTTATAAAACATATAGAGACACAATCAAATTTAATAGCAACACACATAGGAATAAAACCAGTATTAAAATTAAAAAATTTTTGGTTAAATATCAATAGTTATAAAGATTCCAATACTGAACATACACATCCTGATTCTTTTTTTTCAGGAGTTTATTATTTAAAAGTTCCAAAAAATTCTGGGGTCATTTCTTTTAAAAACCCAAATGCAAGTGTTGCACCTTTTTATTGGCAACAAAAATACATAACTAATTTTAATATGGTAACTTCAACAAGATGGAAAATTAATCCAATTGAAGAACAACTACTAATATTTCCTTCTTGGCTAGAACATTCGGTCGAACCTAATATGAATAAGACAGAGGAAAGAATATCAATTGCTTTTAATATTGGGATTAAAGATTAAAATAGTTTGATATCTAAGCTAGAATGGACTATATTTTTCACCAAAAAATAGTATAATGGTTTATTATGGCTTTAAAAAAACTAGGTTTCAAACCAGGATTCAATAAACAAACCACAGCATCAGGAGCAGAAGGCGAATGGATCGATGGTGATTTTGTTCGTTTCAGATATGGTTTACCTGAAAAAATAGGTGGTTGGACACAGCTAACTGTAGCTAATAAAACATTGCCTGGAGCCGCGCGAGCCCAGCACACGTGGTCAGCAATTAGTGGCGAGAAGTACGCAGCCATTGGAACACACAAAGGATTATTTTTATTTTATGGTGATGCCTTTTATGACATTACACCATTAGAAGCAGCTATTACTTCTTGTACTTTTTCATCAACAACAGGTTCAGCAACAGTAACAGTTAACAAAACATCACACACACTAGAAGTGGGAGACTATTTTACATTTAGTTCAACTACATTACCTGGTGGTGGAGCAACTGGATATACAACAACAGATTTTAATGACATAGCTTATGAAGTTATTACAGTGCCAAATGCAAATAGTTTTACAGTTACAATGGCATCAAATGAAACAGGTTCAGGAATGTCAGCACAGGGATCCGTATCTGTTAATCCATACGTAGCAGTTGGTCCCGCGTTTCAAACTCCTGGTTATGGTTGGGGTACTTATTTATGGGGTGACTCAACTTGGGGAACAGCAAGAACAGTATCAGACGTTATTTTATCTCCAGGACAATGGTCATTAGATAACTTTGGTCAAATATTAATTGCAACCATTGCAGATGGTAGAACGTTTACTTGGAATGCAGGAGCTGTGAATCCAAGAACAATTAGAGCAACTATTATGTCAGGTGCTCCAACAGCATCTAGATTAACTTTAGTATCAGATAGAGATAGACACTTATTTCATTTTGGAACTGAAACAACAATTGGAAATACATTAACACAAGATCCAATGTTCATTAGATTCTCGAATCAGGAAGACTATAATACGTATACACCAACAGCTACAAACACAGCTGGTACGTTTAGGCTAGATGCGGGGAACAAGATCGTAGGAGCTATATCTGGTAAAGATTATGTATTTGTATTAACTGATTCAGCAGCTTATGTAATTCAATTCGTAGGTCCTCCATTTACATTTTCAGTTAGACAGGTTGGTACAAACTGCGGATTGATATCTCAACACGCATTAAGTTATTCTAATGGTGCTGTTTATTGGATGTCAGGAGAAGGTGGATTCTTTGTTTATGATGGTACAGTTAAATCCATACCTTGTTTAGTAGAAGACTTTGTATTCACATCTGATGGAGATAATCTAGGTATTAATTATGATGCGGCTGAGACAACATACGCAGAACACAATTCTTTATATACAGAGATTAATTGGTTTTATCCAAAAGCAGGATCTCAACAAATTGATAGATGTGTAACTTATAATTATGGAGAAAGCGTTTGGTATACTTCTTCATTAGCAAGAACTACATATGCAGATCAAGGTGTGTTTGATTTACCTTATGCAACACAGTATTCAACAACAGCTACACCTAACTTTATGATACAAGGAATAACTAATTTAGCAGGAGCTTCTACTTATTACGCTCACGAAAGTGGCGCGGATCAAGTTAATAGTTCTGGCACAACTTCTATTAATGCATACATATTATCTGGAGATTTAGATATAGATGATGGAGAGATATTCTCATCCATTAGTAGATTTGTACCTGATTATAAATACATTGAAGGTAATTCAAAAGTAACTATTTTCTTAAATGATTATCCAAATAATACTTCAACAAGTTCACCTCTTGGACCATTTACAGTTAACTCATCAACTGATAAAATAGATACAAGAGCTAGAGGAAGATTAATTAGTATTAAAATAGCAAATGATGCGGTAGGTGAAACCTGGA